AATGGCTAACGGTTCTAAAACCTTCCAAGAAGGAGATATTATTTCTATTGGAGATAGTATGGTGGATAAACCTATTGTAAGTTATAAGCCACCTGTAGGAGGAGATCCTAATGGAGAAGCTAGACCAGTATTCGGTTCTTATTTGCAAGGATTAATGCCTTTTGCATTCTTCTGTCACAAGCTAGAAGAAACAGAAGAGGCTCTAGAGCTTACATTTTTAATCCCAGAAGATCTTATCACTGTAAAACATATTATATAACATGGAAAAAAATATCAATAAGAAAAAAACACCGGCTTCTCCTAGAAAGAAGTCACCTGGAATAACTAGAAAAGAAGAAAAAATTTTGTTAGAAAGCAATAAGATTGAGAATAGCATTGTAAATGAAACTCCAATCGTTTATGACACTACTCATTGTACTACTCCTTCTGCATCATTTCTTAAAAAGAAACCTTCTAAGTTATCTTTGATACAAAGATTTACAAATTATATTAAGCTATTATTAACCTATAAATAAAAAAAATGAAAACATTACCAATGATGGTCGTTAAAAAGAAAATTGTTTCTATGACCAAAGAAATGAACCAAGGAGATGAGACTTTTATCTTGAAAAAAAGAACTGATAAAGAAGAAGTTACAAAAACTTTGGAAAAAATCAGCAATGGATGGCTTTTAACAGTGGATAAGTATCCTTTCAATGGAGAAGGAGAATATTCTTGTATTAAAAAGTATTTTGAAAAAAATCCTCTAGAAATGGAATCAGAAGATGAGAATGAAACAGAAATGGAAAGTGATGACAAAATGGAAGGTGGAGAATTTAAAGAAAATTGGGACATTCTAAGTCTATAAATAATTTTTAACATGTTTGCTGATCCAAATGCAGCTAATCCTGCAAAGATTAATTTTAAAAATGTAAAAAACTACCTCTCTGCTCAAGTCAGAGAGGCAGGTTTTTTGCCTGAATATGAAAAAGAACAAGTGCTCTGGAGAGCAGAAGTGGCTAAACCTTGCACATTAAATGGCAGTTGCCTAGAATGTGGATGTGAAACCCCTGATCTGTATTATGGTACAGACGGATGTAAGAGAAAGGAAAATCCTTGCTTCCCTGATATGATGGGAGAAGGAGAGTGGGAGAGATTTAAATTAGAAAATAATATAAAATTTTAATAAAATGACTGATAATATTAATCCAAACTTAAAGCTCACTACAGTGGTATTTGAACCAGAAATTATAGTGGTGACTGGTAAAAGAAATCAAACAGTTACAGGCTCAGTTATGGTTAAAAATACAGGGGATGAAACCTTTGTATGCCAAAGTGTAGCAAAAAGTTGTGGTTGCACAACACCTTCAGGTATCAATACAGGTACAATAATAGAACCTGGAGAAAGCAAGGAGTTAAATTTTAGTATTCAACTAAGTACTCCTTCAGATAAATTTATTTATGTCCATGGTAATGCTACAGCAATATCTTTAAGGATAGCTAAAAACATAGAAGCATAATATGGAAATCATAGAAGAACCAAACATAGAAAGAAGAGTTAATTATATATTTGAAGGGCCTTTTGAGTTGCCAATTGTTAATGAAGCTATTTCATTCTTAAATAACAACTCTGAGTCTGTAAATTTATTTATAAATACTCCTGGAGGATATACAAGCTACATACACCCTCTATCAAGAGCCATAGAAGAGTATGGAGATATAACCCTCTTTCCAATAGAGGAATGCTCTAGTGCAGGGTTCTTTCTTTTGTTGAAAACAACGGCACCTATTTGCTTAATGGATAAAACCATTAGATGCTTAATTCATTTCCCTAGAATAGAAACTCTATTAGATGTAAATAAAAATCATATTTATAATAAAATAGATTTTGAAAACAACCAAAAACAAACAGGGTTTAAGGATTGCTTAAAAAACTTGCCCTTGCCTATTAAACAAATGAAAAAATTAATGAAAGGAGAGGATGTCATCCTATACTATGATGATTTATTAGAAATTTTTAAAGATAGAATAATACATGAATAAGCATAATAATCATTTTGAAATTATCAAAAATAAGAGAATAAAACAAGTACATTCAACAAAAGAATTCTTTACTGGCGAGACTGTTCTATTTATATGTTGTGAAGAATCAAAAACACCTACTCAACACACAATACAATTAGATGTAAATTACCATGTATTAGATCCTATTGTAAAATACATCAAGCATTCCTTTGATCCCAACGTAAGAGTGGAAGGGCATTCTTTAATAGCCACTAGGAGAATAAGAGAAGGCGAAGAGATAAAGAGAAACTATTACGAAACTGAAGAAATTATTGTAAAAGAGTTTACAGATAAGGAAACAGGAGAAAAGGTAAACACAAAGAATCTCTATTTATATAATAATAAAAACACAGACGATGGACTATTATTTGATGCAGAATTTTGATTATGAGATTAATAGAAATTTATTTTGGGAAGTGAATCCTGAATTTAAATTTACAGAACCTTTTGATAATTTTTATAATTCTTCAGAGAACAAGGACTACACTTCAGAAGTAATGTGGGCCATATATCTTTTTTGCGATATAAAGTCTCCAAAGATTAGACTTAGAAAAGACGAGAGAGCAGAAGACATTAAAAAATACTTTTTAAAAGAAGATTCTTTTGATTTTGACCATCACGAAGACTTGATAGATGCCTATCCAAAGGTAGTGATGACAAAGATACAAAGAGAGTTGAAGGTATGGCAGGATAAGATAGAGGAGAGGAATAAGTTCCTAGAAACCCTTTCTTATAGCTTAGATACCTTTGAAGCCCTTGATAAGATGATGAAAGACTCCAAGCTTATCTGGGAATCTTTTGGAAAAGTTTACAAAGAATACCAAGATGAGAACATTGAAACTAGGGCTAGAGGAGGAAGAGAAGAATCTTTCACTGAGAAATTAGTAAGCAAAGCAAATAAAAAATAAATAACACACACAAAAACAATAAATTATAAAACTAAAAAATATGTATCCAGTAAACAGACCCAATATTTATAATCAACCAAAGCCAGGAGAAAGATTTTCTTTAAAAGAAGGAAGATATTTTTGGTATTCAAGTATTATGAAAACTTATAACAAAGCCCAACAAGCTGCTTGGCAAAAAGAAATAGAAGAAAAAGCCAAGCAAGAACCTCAAGAAACAGATGATAATCTTAATTGATTTTGAAGATAAGATAATAGAAGTAGATGGAATTAATAACGCAAAAGAAACAAAAAAAATTATTAGAGAAACTCTAAAAAATTTTGATGATTTTGAGCACGTTATAACTCCCACTATTGAAGTTAAAGTTATTCCTATAAATACAGATTTTATACTGAATAATTTTTTAAAAAACTTTACTGACTTATCTGGAAATCAAAAAAATATTTTAGATATAAAACCTGGACCTCCAAGACAATGATTATAGATACTTCTTATATTTTTCCAAAAATATATGACAATACCCCCTTTATTAAAAACCACCCTGTTTTACACCCCCATAGTACAGCTTATTCTGAATATTGGACTAAAGAACTTGAGGAATTTATTTTAGGGCTGTGGAGAGAAGAGCAAACTCCTGAAGGGTTTCGTTGGAGGTACATGAACCCTCAATTAAACTATTTTACCAACTACCATACCATCACTATTCAAGATGGTAAGCAGCGTATCAAATCTAGGCCTAGCCTATTGGATATAAACTGGACAATTTTAAATTGTTGGTTTATTTGTAGAGGCTTTAGTGGGTTTGAGGATGACGAAGAGTATACCTGCAATTGGACTGCAAAGTTAAAGCAAGATAAATTGTTAGATAATAGTCTTCCTGATATACCTCTAAAATTTTTAAATAACCTCACTGACAATTGTTATAAGCAGGACGGCACATTAAAGACTTATATAGATCCTTTAGAATATCTTAATGGTACCCATGAAAAACCACTAGGAAATCCTTTATATGAAAATAACTCATTGAACCTCTTTGTGTTAGGATCTAGGTCTGGAGGAAAAAGCTTTATGGCATCAGCGTTAATGGAGCATGAATGGCTATCAGACGGGGCAAAGACCGTTGAAGATTATCTGTCAGGTAAGAATAAAGTGGAAATATTTTGTGGATCGGCCAGCTCAGGAAAATCTTCTCAACTTTTAGATAAATTCTCAAACTCTTTAAAGAACCTTCCTGGGGAGTATTTTGACAGGGATTATTTTCCTTCTCCTTTTAGTAGGACTTTTTCAGGAACATTGAAGGTAGGTAACTCTAAAAATCCTTATAGGTTTGAGTATGAGAAAAAGATAGGAAATTCTCTAGTAAAAGAAGGTACAGGATCTTTGCTTATTCACGAGACATACAAAGATAATAAACAAGCGGCCGTTGGGGGTCGTTACAATGTCCTAGTAGTAGAAGAGGTGGGTTTGGAAGATAAAATCCTCACCGTACATGGAGCGAATGAGTCTACACAGGATATGGGGGCAGGTAAGTTTGGATCTTCCTTGTATTTAGGTACAGGTGGAGATATGGAGAAAGTTATTGAGTCTGAGATTATATTCAGAGACCCTGAAGCTTATGATTTTCTAGGATTTAAAGATGTTTATGAAGGTAGAGGTACTATAGGCTTCTTTCTTCCAGCTATTTACACCAATTTAGCATATAAAGATGAAAATGGCAATACGGATGTAGATACGTCTCTTAAATTTGAGATGGAGAGACGTGAAGAAAAGAAGCAAGCTAATAATACCTCTGCTTATGATGAGTACATCATGTCTAGGCCAATTAAGCCTTCTGAAATGTTTCTATCAAAAACAGGTAATAAATTTCCTATTGTTATGCTTAGAGAGCAACAAGCTTCTAATGATAGATACCAGTTTAAAAAACATTTAAGAACAGTGGGAAGCCTTGTGGAAGATCCTGATTTTATTACAGGAGTTAAATTTAAACCTAACTTTGATTTAAGGCCTATAGATAGATTCCCGCATGACACTAAGTCAGATTTAAAAAGTGCTTGGGAATTTTATGAGCATCCTCCTGCAGGAATTATACCTAGAAATCTTTTTAAGATTGTATATGACCCCATTAGAGATGAAGGCGGAGGTACCTCA